ACAACATCCACAAGTACACGAAAGTCGAGAATGCTTTTTTCATCTTCGACGAACAACGGCTGGTCGGCAGCGGCGTGTGGGTACGATCATTTCTCAAAATCGTCAAGAACAACCGCTGGGTTCTGCTTAGTGCAACCCCGGGGGATAATTGGCTGGACTATATCCCAGTGTTCGTCGCCAACGGATTCTACAAGAATCGGACGGAGTTCAAACGCCAGCACGTAGTCTACAGCTCCTACACCAAGTTCCCCAAGGTGGAGCGATATCTGGGCGAGGCCAAGCTGCTGAAGCTGCGCAACAAGCTCTTGGTCTACATGCCATATCCCAAGCATACGATCCGGCATTCGGAAACGCGGTTCGTGCAGCACAACGAAGAGCTATTGCAGCACGTGATCAAGAATCGCTGGCATATCTTCAAGGACCGTCCGATCAAGGACATCGCCGAGCTGTTCGGCGTGATGCGAAGAATCGTCAACGGCGACCCGGATCGGGTGAAGGCGATCAGAGAGCTTCTACAGCCGCACAGAAAGATGGTGATATTCTACAACTTCGACTACGAGTTGGAAGCTCTGAGAGGCTTACACGACGTCGTAGAGGTAGCTGAGTGGAACGGACATAAGCATGAGCAGATCCCTAAGGGCGACCGCTGGGTATATCTGGTTCAGTACGTAGCGGGGTCGGAAGGTTGGAATTGCGTCGAGACCGATACCGTCGTCTTCTATTCTCTGACATATTCGTACAAGAGATGGGAGCAAGCGCATGGACGAATCGATCGTCTCAACACTCCGTTCACAGATCTTTATTATTTTACGCTTCGTTCTAAGAGCGTGGTTGACTGGGCCGTTTGGCGTTCGCTGAGGGCTAAGGAAAGCTTCAACGTGAACAAATTCGACATGAGATTGCTAGGAGGTGGAAGTGGCAACAGAAACGGAGACGTGCGACGCGAAGATCAGGCCGTTTCAGGGAACGACCGAGATCAGCTGCGAGATGGAGGGCGATCATAATCAACACAAAGGTATTCTACGAGATTATGCATACCCCGGCTCGGAGACCGTAATTACGTGGCTGGAATCCGATCGACGTACTTACCACGGTAAGTGGCCGGGCGATTGTCTGACTTGGGGGTGTACGCTTCCCGCACGTCACAAAGGACGATGCGAAGTGCAATAATCTGTGGCCAAATTTGCCAAGATTTTTTAGAGAGGAGTCAAAATGGCCCAAAAAACACTCAAAATTCGACGTAATGCGGACGGTACCGTGACTATCAGTTCTGGAGGCTATAAAGAGTCAATTGACGTCCGTGCCAAAGATCCTTGGCAAAAATTTGACGCTGTGAAATGGGCGATTTTGACCGCCGGATTCGCTTTTACCCCGCAAATAGAGGATTTAGTGCGAAAAGAGCTGAATTTGTACTAAATAGATATTCTGCCCAAAAATCTCTCAAAAGACTATCCCTACGCGCGAGACCTTAGTATCTAAAGTAGTAATAGATATTAGGGTGACGAGTATAGAAAGTTTTTCCCTCAATGTTTTTTGGCCAGAATATCTAAAGAAGGGGGATCAATGAAAACCACCCACAAGGCTGCGCCCTTTGCCAAGGCCCTTAAAAAAGTCACGAAAAAATGAGAGTGGCGCTGTCTCTCTTCATGATCGTGGCTACCATGCTTTTGTTATTGCTGTTAACTCTACCTATGGGGAGATAGAATGCTATGCAGGAACGTTGGAGGCCCATAGAAGATTTTCCAGGATACAGCGTAAGTGATCATGGAAGAATCCGTACTGACAGAACTGGGAGGATCTTAGCGTTAAATGCAAATCAATTCGGCGTATTGCAAGTGGGGCTGATGAGAGATGGCGAACAAAAACACCGGTCGGTCCCACTCTTGGTGGCTAAGGCTTTTATTCCTACTCCTCCTGGCCCTTTTGATACTCCCATTAATCTGGATGGTGATAGGTTTAACAATCATATTGACAATCTCGTCTGGCGTCCTAGATGGTTCGCTATAAAATATAACCAGCAGTTCAGACATCCATATCCTAATCCCATCTTGGCGCCTATTCAAGATCTGAGAACTGGCCAGGTGAGCGAGAACTCTATCGAGTGTGCGAAGCGATACGGTCTTCTCGAGGACGACTTGGTTCTTTCGATATTGAACCGCACTTATGTCTGGCCTACCTACCAAGAATTCGCAGTATTGAACAACAACGGAGACCAGTTAACTCTAGATATTAGGTAGCACCCAAAACGTGTTTTATAGTGAGGGAGAGCAGATATCACTTCGTATTTTTTTGCGAAAGGAGGACGAAAGGTGACTGCAACATCGATTTTGGAGTCTTCAGAAGCCGATCAAATTGTTTCAGGACCACCCGGTCCTCCTGGTCCACCGGGCCCACCGGGTCCGATGGGTATGGAAGGTCCTCGAGGCCCAGTAGGTCCTTCCGGAAAGGACTCAACTGTTCCTGGCCCTCAAGGTCCTCAGGGCCCAATGGGACCAGAAGGTTCTCAGGGTCTAACCGGAGAAGATTCAACTGTTCCCGGCCCAATGGGTTTGCAAGGTCCTAAAGGTGATACTGGACCTCCCGGCCCAGCTGGTGCAGATTCGGATATTCCTGGACCACGAGGTTTCCCAGGACCTCGAGGTGAAGATGGGGCTCAGGGCCCAGCAGGAGCTGATTCAACGATCCCAGGTCCACAGGGACCACAAGGAATGATTGGTCCTCCAGGACCCGAAGGTCCACCAGGTCCTCAGGGGCCACATGGTCCAAAAGGAGATGAGGGACCTCCAGGGCCGCCAGGAGCCGATTCGAATATTCCGGGACCACAGGGCCCTCCAGGCTTAATTGGTCCTCAGGGGTTTGAAGGTCCAATGGGACCAGTTGGTCCAGTTGGAGCCGATTCGGTTATTCCTGGACCGAGAGGTCCTCAAGGTCCTAAAGGTGATACTGGAGCTCCGGGTCCACCGGGAGCTGACTCTGTTGTTCAAGGTCCACCGGGTATTCAAGGTCTAAAGGGTGATCCTGGACGTCAAGGTCCACCCGGAGCCGATTCGACGGTTCCAGGACCGCGAGGTCCACAAGGTCCACAGGGCCCTCAAGGTGAGATCGGCCTACAAGGAGATAGTGGTTCACCTGGTCCACCAGGACCGCATGGTCCAACCGGTTCTCAAGGTCCACCAGGTCCACCGGGTGCGGATTCAACGATCCCAGGCCCAAAAGGCGATCGAGGAATTCAAGGATCTAAAGGTGATCCTGGAGAAGATTCAACTGTTCCCGGCCCAAAGGGCGATCCTGGTACTCCAGGCCAGAAATGGTTTACTCAGTCGGGTAAACCTTCGGTCGGAACTGGGAGAATAGGCGACTGGAGTTTGGACAGTGCCGTCGGAGATTATTATGAAAAGACCGGCAATGCTAAATGGACTTTGCGTGGTAATCTCAGAGGACCGCAAGGAAAACAAGGAGAACCCGGTACTCCTGGCACTGAGATTTGGGTAGGTACTACGCCTCCTAAAAATCCGACTCTAAATCAACTTTGGGTCGACATATCATGATCAAGGTTTGGGATGGTAATATCTGGGTTGAAAAACCGATCAAAGTCTGGACTGGATCCGCTTGGGTCGAGAAACCGATCAAAGTCTGGAACGGGTCGAATTGGGTTTTGGCATGACTGAGGGTCGATATCAGAACAAGATAATCAAGAAGCTCGAAAGGATGTTTCCGGATTGTGTCATTATGAAAACGGATTCGTCCTATCAACAAGGCATTCCTGATCTTCTTATTCTTTGGGAAGGATATTGGGCTTCATTAGAGGTTAAAACTTCTCCTTCGGCACCCATACAGCCCAACCAAGGTTACTATCTAGATAAGCTGAATCGCATGTCGTTTGCTGCGTATATTTACCCAGAGAACGAAGAGGAGATTTTAGGTGCGCTTCAACAAGCATTTAAACCTCCACGGCGAGCACGCGTTCTTAAGTCCTAGTAGCTATCATTGGATTCACTATACGCCTGAGCGACTGATTGAACGTTGGACTGCAGCTCAAGCTGGAGCTTATGGAATTGCGCAGCACGAGTATGCCATGCGAGAAATTCAGGCAGGTAGACTTTCAGATCTCGTCGGCACTGTTGGATTGTACATCAACGATGCGATTCGATACAAAATGCAGTGTGAGCAAGTTCTCTACTATTCGGAGAACTGCTTCGGTACCGCGGATACGATTTCTTTTCGATATAATACGCTTCGAATTCATGATTTGAAGACCGGTGTGTTTCCGGGCTCGGTTCATCAACTTGAGATCTATGCTGCATTGTTTTGTCTCGAGTATGACAAAAGTCCTTTCGACATCAAGATCGAACTTCGAATTTATCAAGACAATGAAGTTGCTGTCTATGATGCTGATCCGGAGGACATTATGTATATTATGGGAAAGATTCAAGAATTCGACAAGATACTCGCGTATCGAAGATTGGAGGAGGAATCGTGATTCGTACTGAAGAAGAACATCTTGCGCATTACGGAGTCCTTCGCCGATCGGGACGATATCCTTGGGGATCTGGTAATACTCAAAGCCAGCGTAATCGAGATTTTCTTTCTTATGTTTCTGAACTGAAGAGACAAGGTATGAGTGATGCTGAGATCGCCAGAGGCATCGGAGTTATGGCAGGTATCGATTATCCGAGGAATTACTTTACCGCGGAACGATCGATTGCTCGTTCTCAGCAGAAACAAGAAGCTATTTCCACTATTACTCGTTTGAAGGAAAGAGGTTGGTCGAACGTAAAGATTGCCGAACGTATGGGTATGCCTGAATCTACGGTTCGAGCATATCAAAAACCTGGCGAGAAGGATAAAGCCGACGCCATCCAGACGACTGCTGGTATTCTCAGAGATCAGGTTAAAGAAAAGAAGATGGTCGATGTTGGTAGATTTACCGAGAAGCAGTTGGGCATCACTCGAGATCGGATGGACACCTCGATTTATGTTCTGAAAAACGAGGGACATAATGTTTATACCATTCAGATTCAACAAATCAACAATCCCGGTAAGTTTACGACCATGAAAGTCTTGGCTGCTCCTGGTCTCAGCAAAGAATTCGTTCAAAGGAATCGGAAAGATATTCGACAGATCGTCGAGAATTACTCTGACGACTGGGGGCGTAGTTTCCTTACCAGCCAACCTCCTCTTTCTATCAGCTCTCGAAGAGTCAAGGTCAAATTTGCAGAAGAGGGTGGGGACAAGCTCGACGGAGTCATTCATATTCGTCCTGCTGTAAAAGATCTCTCTATCGGAAACAAGCGTTACGGCCAGGTGCGTATCATGATCGATGATACGCACTACATCAAAGGTATGGCCGTCTATAAAGAAGATCTCCCTGCCGGAAAAGATTTGGTGTTCCATACCAAACTGCATGGTAAAGGGCTTACCAAGAAAGATGCAATGAAGCCTTTGGAGACAAAGGATCCCGATCTTCCCTTCGGTTCGATCATTCGTCAAATTCATGGTCCCGATGGCAAGGTCACATCTGCGGTGAATCTGGTTGGCAGTCCTACAAAGCCGGAATCTGGTGAAGAAGGTCATTGGGATCTATGGCGAAGAGAGCTTTCATCTCAGATGTTGTCAAAGCAACGGCCAGCTCTTGCTCAGCAACAACTCGATATGACTTATACTCGTCGTCAGAGAGAGCTCGCCGAGATCATGTCTCTTACAAATTCGACCGTTCGTAAGGAACTTCTTTTGAGATTCGGCGATTCGACGGATTCGGCGGCCGTACATCTTTCCGCAGCTAACCTACCTCGACAGTCAAACAAGGTTCTACTTCCTATTCCGTCTATGAAGCCCGATCAAATTTACGCCCCCGGCTATAAAGATGGCGACAGGGTAGTTCTCATTCGGCATCCGCATGGAGGAACGTTCGAGATTCCGGAATTGGTTGTGAACAATCGCAATCGTGAGGCTCGTAAGATTCTGGGTCGTAATCCTCGCGATGCAGTTGGAATTCATCATAAGGTTGCCGAACGTTTGTCTGGTGCAGACTTTGACGGAGACACAGTTCTCGTTATCCCTAATCCCCACAAGCAAGTAATTCATACCCCCGCCCTTGAAGGACTGAAGGGTTTCGATCCTATGAAGTACAAGTTGCCCGAGGATTCTCCCATTCCTCGTATGACTAAAGCGCAAAAGGGTATCGAGATGGGTAAGATCTCCAACTTGATTACGGACATGACTCTTCGAGGCGCAAGTACAGAACATCTCGCTCAGGCGATTCGTCATTCCATGGTTGTCATCGATGCTGAAAAGCACGGACTCAATTGGAAACTATCAGAGCATGACAATGGAATTCCCGCTTTGAAGGAAGAGTATCAAGGAGGAAAGAGGGCTGGTGCCAGCACGCTGATCAGTAGAGCGGGCGCGAAAGTTTTTGTTCCTCATAGAGTAGAACGGCCTATGCGAGACGACGGTCCTATCGACGCAGCTACGGGTAAGAGAGTTTGGGTGCCAACGGGGCGTATGGTTCCAGAAAGAAAGACTCGAACCGTAACGGATCCGGTTACGGGTGAGAAGACCAGAGTTAAGGTACAAGTTGGGATGAGACCCCAAATGCAAGAGTCTAAGAAACTTGCAGAGACTGAGAATGCTTTTACTCTTGTTGGGGTACCTGGAAAATTTGCCCCCCATCCTATGGAAGTTCTGTATGCTACTCATGCTAATAGATTAAAGGCTATGGCGAATGCATCGAGGAAAGAAGCCCTACGTACCCCTAATACAAAAAGATCCCCCTCTGCCGCCAAGGTGTATGCCGATCAAGTGAAAACTATTGAGGCTAAATTAGATCTTGCTGAAAGAAACGCCCCCTATGAAAGACAAGCCCAGAACCTTGCCAACGCCGCCTGGACCCAGGTACGCCAGGCCAATCCACACATAGAGAAGGAAGAACAAACAAAGATCAAACAACAAGCGTTGAACCGGTACCGGCTTAGAGTAGGCGCCAATAAAGATGACATCCGCCTTACTCAAAAGGAATGGGACGCCATCCAAGCTGGCGCGCTTAGCCATGACAAACTAGAACGTGTTCTTAAGCATAGCGATCTCGATACAATCAAGACGCTGGCTATGCCTAAGACTACACCTAAGCTGTCTGCTACAGCGCTAAGTCGTGCTCGACAAATGGAAGCTTCCGGGTATACCCAGCAAGAGATAGCCGATCACTTGGGTATTGGATTGACCACACTCAAGGTGGGTCTCAGTGAGTGAGGTGATGAAGCATGGCTGAGACTGAACAACCAACTGAGTACATGTTGACAACAGTGGACAATCCATTTGATCCTTTCACTAGATTCGACGAATGGTATGAGTATGATGTGAAGATGGGTTACAACAGTTCCGCCTTCCTCGATCGTATAGCAAAGGTTTCATATGACTTGTCCGAGCCCGACCAGGCAGCTCTGATACAAGATGCAATTGATGAGATTGTCCAGGAGAACGTGTCTGGTATGTGGAGAAAAGTTTCAAGAGAAGATGTGAAGACATTAGACATCTACAAGGTGCATGGAGAGAACGATGCCAACAACACAGTTCGATCCGAAGAATCCTGAACGAGGTTGGCATGAAGCAGAATCGTTACGACCACCACGCCACTGGCAATGGTTACAACAAATAGTAGATTGGTTGTGGAGAAAAAATAAATAAAAAATCAAAAAATAAAAATTCGGGAATTATATTTTATGGGGGAGGGGGGTATACAACAAAAC